AACAAGTGTTTTTACACTATCTCCTAAATCAGAGAAGAAGTTACCTACAGAAGCAAAAGCATCTTTAACACCATTTTTAATTTTATCAAATGTATCTGTAAAGAATTGTTTTACACTATCTCTTATCTCTGTTACTTTTGCTGGTATATCTTCTGTAAAAAATGCTATTGCATTATCAAAACTTTCAACAACTTTATTTTTTATATCTGTAAAAAAGTTTGATATTTTTGTAGTAGTTAATCCCTCTATACCAAATAACTCACCTATTGTTGTTAATACACTATTAACCATATCTAAAAAGAAACCAGTAATTTTAGGACCTAATGATTTTATGTCTTCGACTGTTTGAGCAAAAGTTTCCCCTGGATTGCTAAACATTCCAGTAACAAAGTTAAAAAGATATTTAAAAAAACCTTTCATAAAATCTACAATAGGTGCAATCTTTTCAGCAATTTCAGCACCAAATTTGTTTAAAGTTTTGGCTAATAAAAGTAATCCAGCAATCAATCCACCTTTGATTAATAATCCTATAAAACCCTCTTTTGATAATAAATTAGAAGCACCTTCTTTTATTTTCGCAAGTCTTGCCATGGCGCCAGCAAATATACCACCTCCAGTATCTCCCGTCTTATCGTCTGCTCCTGAAGTATCTGCAGCAGTCACTCTATCTGCTCTTTCTTTTTCTCTTTCTTCTTGTTTTTGAAAAGATAAACTATCAGCAAATGATTCTACTAATGATTGGATACCATCTCTAATACTTTCTAATACACTCAACATATTATTTTCAGGCATTCTAGGACCTATGAAATTACCTGGTTCAGCAATATCTGACGCACTACTAGTCAATGGTTGACCAGCAGGATTAATTAAAATAGATTTACCTGAATTAACTAAATCGTTAAATCCTTTAGATACAGATTCACCTATTTGTATTACTGATTCGTCTTTGAGTGTAAGTTCAGCCATTATTTTTTACTTTTACTTGTTCCTGTGTATAAACCAAACCATGCGGCACCTGCGCCAACTACAATACTAATCAAACCACTTTGTTCCATTGTAGGTGCACCTAAATTCATATACCATATTACACATTTGTATAATAATATGATATATACAGTCAAAAACAATCTTGGAAATATTCTCCAAGCGTCAACTGCTCTTGCCATATGAATTAGTTTTGCATAAGGATTTATGCCCAAGTCTTTTATAGAAGTGTCAACTTCTAAATCAACACTTATCTTTTGTTTTGGTTCTGCAACCTTTACTTCGTCCATTATTTTTTTCCCTCTCTTTGTCTTCTATCTTTTTCTTCTTTAATATAGTTTACTAACATAGTAACGTATATTTCCCTCTCCCACGGTAACATATTTTCTAACTCTGTCAATGAATATTTATGATGTTGCATCAAAGCAAAGTTAGTTTCATAATAGTTTTCTAAACTATCGTGTGAGAGGGCTATCCGAAAAAATCGGCCAGAACTTTCAATGTCACGTCACTTTCAACATTTGTGACAGGGTTTTTAACTTTTATTTTATGTTCTAATCTAGGCATACTTGAAAAGAAACCTTGTAATTTTTTCATTTGTTCGCCTGTTAGACCATCAATAAATTCTTTCATTTCTTCCTTTGAAGTGTCTTTACTTAAATATACTTTTTCACCTTCGTAAATCTGTTCAATTGAATTGTATATCATTTCATAAGTTTCTGAAAGTTTTAGATCACCTGACATTAAATTACTATTAACAGATTTTAAAGATGGATATTTTAAAACTACACCTAATTGTCTAGTTTCATCTATCACAAGATTATTACTGTGGTCATCATCAACATAAACTTCGACTTTTGATATATCGACTTCTGCGTTTGCATAAGTCTTTTTATCATCTGGACACAATACTTTTAATTTAGCAACTTCACCAACTGATTTTGCTCTTATTTGTAAAAAGATATATTCAATATCAAATATTGGATAGTCATCTGGTTCTAGTTCACCAAATGTACAAGATTTAACAATATCTTTTATTGCTCTTAACATCTCATCTGGTTTACCAGTTTCTAATGCCATTAATAATATTTTTTCTTCTTTTACTAAAAAAGGTCGAAACGAAATCGTTTTCTGTTGTGATGGTAAAGTCAACTCATATTTAGCAACATTTGCTTGAGGTAACGCCATAATTTACTCCTTTATTCACGTTATTATATATGTTCAATTATAAAAATGGTGGGAACACTTTACCACCAAACACTGATCCAATTGGTACTCTTTGTCTTAATATATTTACAGTATCTCTACCCACTCGTCTAATTTCAGGTGGTAGTTTACTTAATATATTACCAATCAAACCTCTATTAGGTTCTTTCACTGTTGGTACTTTAAATCCGCCACCAACTGTAAATTTGTTAACTTGATCTAGTGTTAAATTAGACCATTGTCTAAATGCAAATGTTATATCTACTTTTTGTATATCACCACCCTCATTATAACTGTAAGGAACAGCAACAATAGATTTTGGATAACATTCTGTTAACTCTACACCATATGAAATTCTATCTCTATAAGCATCACCAGAGAATGCACCTAATTGGTATATTCTAATACCTCCAGTGTATTCATTATAGAAGTGTACATTGTGTGTATTTTGGTCAAAGGCTGCACCTTGCCACATTTCAAAAAATATTCTTTGTCTTAAAAACTTATCAGCATAAAAACTACAAGTGACTTCACGTGTATATGATTCACCTGTTACCACATCTCTTTGTGGTCCATAAGTTTTAAATTCTGTTGTGTTGAGTGCACGAGAAGGCATTTCAACATTAAAACAAAAACCTCTTAACCCTCTTTGTAATTGTCTTTCTTTTTGTAATTCACCAGCAATAGTTGATCTTGTTATTTCTTCTTCAAACAAAGCAGAGTTATCTACATCTGCACCTACTGCAACACCATTTGGTAATATGAAGTCAACTAAAAATCTATTTGGTCTAGCAAATCCTTCTCCTTCAGCAACTTGGGATATAAATCTACCTATTGTAGATTCTTTACTACCACCTTGTGTTTGTTTAAGTCTTTTATCGCCAAGTACATTATCGAGTGACCTATCTCTAGGTATACCTACTCGTATATCATAATTACCAATTCTTCTTCCACCTCTTAAAATCGCCATTAGTAAGGACTCCCTTTTTTAAATTGTTGCACTGGCAACATTACTGCCAACGCCGCCTCATCAAAATCAACTCTTAAAAAACTTGATCTAACGTGACCATACAAATATTTTTTAATTGTTGTTTTAGCAATACCTATGTTTTTAACTCCATCATAAGTCGCATCAATTCTTGTACTTTTACTCATTCCACCAGATGCAAATCTTTGTAATCTATCTAATAGACTAACTCTTTGTACTGGTCTTAAATAGTGAAAGTTTAAACCCATAAATCCACCTGATATTGTTTCTATTGGTAACACCAATGGAAATCTATCATAATAAGGTAATACTTGTTTATATTTAGGGTCATAGAAGAACATATTTAATCTTCCTCTACTAGGAATACCATTTAATTTGCCAGATGACATTAACTTTCTGGCAGTAATTCTATCGCCTAAATCGGCAACAATATTCTTATACCAGTTGGCACTCTTACGAATACCACCTTGTTTATCTTTTAGAGGGTCTAGTACGCTGATCGCCATACCAATATTTATAATAAAAAAGGCGCCCTTTCGAGCGCCCTTTCAAGTTTTATGAAGCGAGAGAGAATTACTCCTCTTCTGCTAATTTACTAAAGTAAGATAACGTATCGTCATCATCACTAGCAGAAGTCGAAGCGACTTCATTACTTTTCACACTAACTGCCTTTTGAGGTGGGAGGTCTACTTTATCAGCAGTAGTTGTGCTTCTTACACCCGTAATCGTCCTATTCAGTTTCTCTTTGAGTTCATCATAGGTCTTAAAATTACTAGGGTCTAGGAATGGTTTTAAAGCGTGTTGTTGTCCCCATATAGATTTGATTTTCTCATCATCTTCAGCAACTGGTGCAACAGCTTCAAACTCGGATTTATCATAGTTCCAATAACCATCAACTTTTCTAATCTTCAATTTGAAGTTAGCACCTTTCCAAAAGTCAAATGGATTTACTGGTTTCTCATCTTCAAACGCAGGTTGCATAGCCTCTGTAATCTTATCAAATATCTTTTTACCAAATTTGAATAAGAATACCTTACCTTCATTCTCTGGATGCTTAGGATCTGATTGTATTAATATATTTGCGTAGTAAGATAATTTTCTTTTTCTCTTTCTAGCAATCTCTTTATCACTATCTAATCCTGTATTCCATAATCTAGTATTTTCTTCTGACACAGGATCTTTTTGACCTAGTGTTGTTAAAGAATTTTCAATGTACCAACCACCCACATCTTGGAATGCGTGTGACCATACTCTTTGCCAAGGTAAGTCTTCACCTTCTACTGCAGGTAAAAATCTAATGACAGCATAACCGTTACCAGTTTTATCTAACTCTGGTTTCCAAAATCTGTCGTCTTGGTATTTTGATTTGTTTTGATCTTTGTTCTCGGTGCCGAGATTTGCCTCGATGGCTTTTGTAAGTTTGTCAAAGTTACTTGACGATTGTTTTAACGCTTCGAAATCCATATTTTATCTCCTTTGTATTTTCGTATTCGTTGTATTTGTGTTACCTGTTTAATCGGTATCATTTTTATTTATAAGAGTTCTCACGTTCATTCACCCACTTTTTTAAGCTATCATTTTTAACTTTTTTATCATAGGTTGCTCTAGGTAAGGACCTCTTAATTCTGTACTGTTTATAACGTTCACACCACTCAATAATTTTATCTAACATTGTGTATATAAATTTATCAAACATATCACTTATTATATCACAGAATACCAAATTTGTCAAGTGTCTTTTGAAATGATATGTACTTTAAATTCTTAATAGAAGTCCACTCACTAATAGTTGAACTGACTGGTGTTTTACCACTATCACCATTCGGATTGACTTTATAAAATTGTATTTTAGGGTTCTCTATCATCAGAGTTTTCCATTGATTAATCCAGTTCACAGAGGGTATAGGTGACGCCTCTGGCAATCCATAGTGTTTTGTACCTTTGTACATATTGTTTAATTTAGTCGTATCACTTACCAAGTCGTGTCCTATCAAATACATCTCTGTTAAATCTTTTTCTCTTATTGTTGCCACTCGTCCACTTGATGCACCACACGCCCAACCTGGATCTCTTTTACCTTCAACTAAATCATCTAAATTGTTTGCCTTATCATTTTCACTTGTCCAACTAACATATGTTGTTGTGTGGTTTACATCTTTTTCAACTATCTCTTTTTTATTTCTGCTTGTTTTTAAAATGTTTACTTTACCAGCTAAATTTGAACCGTGAAATACAAACTCTTGTCTATCGCCTCTATTGTTTTCCATTTTATTTGATTGATACTTGTCTATAAGTTCCTTATCTTCATTTTTCATACTACCATAAACTAACATATGATACATTGTTCTTGGCACTCTAGTCCAGTTTCTAAACCAAGTTTCATTCTTTTCACAATAACCACTTTGATATATTTCGTGCATAACTCCGTGATCTACACCTACTAAAACATCTGGTGTAAAATCTCTATACAAAGCATTACAACCATAAATCTTTCCGTGTGGTCGTAATTTATTTAAATCTATTGGCGATCTACTTTCACCATTTCCAATACAGAATACTCTACTCGCCATCTTTCTTATCTCTAGTTACTAAATTCTTTGGTTTATCAATTGGCATACCACATCTATCAAACCATCTTCCATCTGCGTGATATACAAAATTTAAAGTTCCGTCATCTAATTTTATTGATCTCTTATCTATTTTACTATTATACTTTGTGCCATCTTTTTGTATCATATACACTTCACCAAAAATACGACTATAAATTCTATCAATGTATTTAAAAGTTCCGTCTTCCTGTTCTACTTTATTTGTTTCAGGTACAGTAGGTCTTACATTTTCAAAATCAATTATTTCTTCACTCATTTTCCAAATCCAAATCCAGGCGATATTAATTGTTTAGTAATAGATACAATAAATCTATGCTCTTTTATTTCTTTATTTTGTGTTGCTGAACAACCAACTGTCAATATGAAAATTAGTATTAATAGTTTATTCATTGTTTACAAATATTTCTTTCATAATTAATTTACATTCGGTTGCATTAAAATTTGTAAATGGTTTCATTCTGGTGATCGTAGATGCGATTTCAGGCCATACAAAAGTTTCTTTAATTTCCTTGTTCCAATTTTTGACAAACGATAAGAAGTAGTCAAACACGACTGCGGATTGTATCCCGATCTTTTTTTGAATAAGTAATTGTAAAAGTCTAGGGTGTTGTCCATTATTGCATACAAAACCATCATCAAACCGAAAGCCACGAGAGCGAAAGTCATTATCAATAGATACGCAATCGCTTCTAAAGTGGTACGTAAAGGCATCTTTACGTTTTTTATAAGCCAGATAGACTTCTCTACCATCATTCTGTAGAAGATTACCAATCCATCTCTTGCGATCTGCAAGAAAGTTAGCAATAAAGAAATCAAGTATATCAGTTTGTCCATATTTCGTACTCAACTTATGAAAGAAGTATCTATCTTTTCTCTTTGTAAAACTATCAAGTGATGCATTAACTTTTCCGCCATACTTTATATAGTCGTATGTCTTTGATGTAAAATGTAATTTAACACCAATGTAAACTTTATATACATCAAATCCTCCATACATATTATACTGGCAATATTCCACCTTTTGGTGTATTTAACATTCTTAAATCTATTGCTTCTACTTTAATTTTTTCTTTTAATGATTTGGAAACTAATGATGATACTGTTCCAGGGTCTATATCGTTCTGTTCACAATACCATATGACGGCATCCATATAAGTTATTCTTTTTTCTTTTACTATACTTTCAATCTTCAAACTAAATTCTTTACTATTCATTATCACCTCTTTTTTTGGGTGGGTACTCACGCTAGCTTTCGCCACCACAGTTATAACTCTATTAATATATCATACCTAAACAAAAATGTCAAGTGTCTGTTCCTAATAAACCTTGATTCATTATCATATCAAATGTATGGAATATCATACACTTATATGGATCATTAGGTGATTCTGCCACTGCCAAAGTTTGGTGTTTATCGTTAATGTAATATGTGACGGCAAATACTATTTCACCATCTTCGTTGGCGTTCTCTTTACCAAAACTCACATTTATTGGTGTAAACTTTTTATCTACAATGTATCTATCAACATCAGCAGGTAATCCACACATCATTGGATACTGCATCATATATAGATTATATTTACTGGTTGTTTCAGCGTAACTAATAGTGGCACTTAATAGAGCCATTATTATTATTATTATTTTCATTAGGCCTCTCTACAATAAAACTTAGGCCACTTTTTTTACTAACTTGCTTGAGCTTTATCTTTGTTTTGTTCTTCATAATATTTATAAAACTCTTGTATCGCCTTTTCTAACATCGGCATATACTCTTTTTTATCTTTCACATATGAAGCAACAGTACCATCTTCGCCAGCAAGTAATATAACTATTTGTTCAATTGGTTTACCAAACAGTTCTTCGTACATTACTGCATAAGCAGTTGTTTGTAAAAAGTAGTTTTCAATCCAATCTTCTTTTCGTTCTTTGTTTGCTGTTTTGAAATCAATAACTGACAACTTACCATTGTATTCACCGATACAGTCAACTTGACCAGCGATTGTAAGTTTCTTACTGTACATAATTGTTTCTAAACAATGTATGTTATCAATTTGATCTATGTAAGGTCTTAATAGTTTAAATAATCCAAGTGGTAATACATCTCGTACAGATGGTGTATCGCCTTTTAGATATTGTTCTACAAGTAAGTGTGTTGCTTTACCTCTACGAGCAGCTCTATTCATTTCCCAATTGGCAACTTTCTCACCAATACTATCTCGCCACTTTTGTAAGCCTTCTTTTGATCTGATACCTAATACTGTAGTTACAGATGGATATGCTTTTCCGTCTATATCATAGAAACGAAATCCATCTACTTTTTTACCAACAGTTTTAGGAAGATTTGTTTTATCTAAATCTATAAATTTAAATTCTTTTTTTGCCATAATATTTCACCTTCATTTATTGTATCATTATAATATATCATAATATAGGACATTTGTCAACCCTTAAACGCCCTTTTTCGCATACATATTGTTAAGTTCGTCAGGCGTTCAGTATTCGTATGGTTCGTATGTTGTTTTACCAAACGTATTTCTATATGCTCTTAATAATTGTTTTCTATTACCTTCTTTTTTGTAAGATACGTGCACCCAACCAGAGTTTGGTTCATCTGGACCTTTCCAAAACTCCAAAATCATTTGGTCATAATCTAAATTTTCATTTATCCAGATCACTAGTTCTTGGTTCGATACTCCAAATATTTCAAAATCTGCTGCTTGACCCTTCGCATGCTGTGAATTTTTAGAAGAACCAATAGCCTCACATAATTCTTCTGATCTATAACCTGAGCTCACTGATACTACTTTACCAAAATGTTCTCTCACTGGTTGTAGCACTTTTTCACATAACATTTTTAGGTTATTCATATGGTCTTCATTAGGATTATTATTAATCCCTTTTCTGTCAGCCGTTTGACTGGCGACCATTTCTTTTAAACTAAAGTTATTGCTTAGTTTCATTTAATTGTTCCTTTGCTTTTAATTTTTGTTTCTTTAACTCCTTGAGTTCATACCAAGTTGATGATGTTCTATCATTATTTCTTTGTTCTTCAATTACATTCACTTGTTTTTTCAATTCTTTATGATATTGTTTAAAATTCATAAATTATCCTCTCGTTAGTTTAAGTAACTTTTCTATTTGAGCCTTAATGATTGGACCTCTATTAGGCCAATGTATATAAGGTTCATCTGACTTGGAAAGATTGTACAAAAATGGCAGTACAATTTTCTCAATGTCTTTAAATCTTTGATTTACTTCTTCATCAGAAAGTTCCTTTGTTATCGTTTCCTTTTCGGATACAATCTGCATAACTTCGTTCATCATAGATTTAATATCTGATACATCTGATTTTACTTTTGAAAGTTCTAAATTTGAATCCTCTATTATTTTAGGATCAATGGCTGGTTGTGTTTCTGTTTCTGCAGGTTTAGATACTGGTGTTATACCCCAATCTTCATCAAGGTCAAACCCACGCATATAATCTGGTATATCGTCTGCCATTACTTTTTACCTCTTAATCTTCTTTTATTTTTTGATAATGCTTGTTGTGTTTTAATTTTCTTAATATCTTTTTTACCATATCGTTCAGCAAGAGCACTTTGTGGGTGTGCTTCAGCAATTCTACTTAAATTATCTTTCCAACCACTATCTTGCTTTATACTTCCTACACCACTAACAATATTTAGACCTTTAATAACCTGTGTAATGTGTTTGTTCTTATCCAAATACTCTTCCATTTCAGCAATTGACATCATATCGTCAAACTCTTTGCCTGTTTTTTTGTTCTTAAAGGTATAAATCGGCATTAGTCTTGTATAGGTTTTAAAGGGTCTTGTTCAAAGTATTTTTTGATAACTTCTAATTGGTCATCATACTCTGCAATAATCTTTAATTCTTTTTCTACTGCTTCCATTACATCTGGGTGCTCACCAATACCAGTAGAGTTCTTTAAATATATTTCTACATTCATTGAATGCTTTTTGATATGTCCTTTTGCATGATCTTTTATTGCTTCGATCATATTTTTTCTATTATACTCAGCCATTTGTTTTATCTCCTCTTAATCCGTCCCATAACATTTTTTTTTCTTCAAATGTAAAAGGTCGTAACATATTTAGACTTGTTTCTTTACGTTCTTTTGTTTGTCTTTTAGATTCTTCTAAAGACAACTTTTCTATTTCTTCATAATCCATTATACTATTCCACTCCATCTATCTTCAGGTTCTTGTTTACGTTTATAACTTCCTTTACCTTTTTTGGCTTTAACCACTCTAGGTTTGTATTTAGAAGTTCTTACTTCTTTTGCCATTGGATTAGATTTCTTTTTGACTTTCACTTTCTAATCCTTTAACATACCACTCTGGAATAACTGCAGGAGCTTTCCAAGTAGCAAATCTTTGTTTTTTCATCACATAATATTTACGATAACTACCAACTACATCGCCTGGTATTTTACACTCATCTGGCATTGCAGGGGTTGCATCATAACCTTTTTTATTTAGTGTTGAATTTTTAGGTGGGTCTTTTAGTAAGTCACCTAACTTTTCAATTGTTAAATGTACTTTACCATATCGTTTTGTGTACTCATCACCTAGTGCCATCATATGTTTGTATAACCACAAATAATTGTATGCACTATCCATAACCCAAATACAACTAGGGTGTTTCAACCAACCCGCACCATATAATATATTATCCATATTAGAATTAGGGTGTTCGTAAGTAGTTCTCTTTCTACCTGTTTTAGATTTACCAATCACCATTTTACCATCTTGTACTCTGTGTGCTGTACATAACATCTGTGCTGACTCTAAAATCATTTTGACAACATGCTTGTCACAAGAATATTCTGCTGCCTTGATAGGGTCTTTATCCAAATAAAATATATTCATTAGTGTAATACCTTTCTAAAGTAACTCATACAACCATACTTCTCGCATAGTTTTTTTAACACATTAAACCAATAGTTTTTACTCCAATCGGTTGTGGCATTCTGACAAGTTATCTCTGCGTTTGATATTCTTCTGATTTGATCTGGTGTCAATTCAGGTAATTTAAGTCTTAACATATCTTCATTTGTCATCATAATATATAACCTCCATTTTTATAATATATCATATTTTAGGGGTGTTGTCAACCCTACTTTTTATCATTCCAATCATAGATTTGGTCTAGTTTTACTTTGATTTCATCAGGTGACATATCCTTAAAATCACCCATTGTAGTCATTAGTTTTTTATAATCTCTCTGTTTCTTACCAAGTCTTTTTAATCTCTTTTTTTGTCGTTCTAACTTACCTTTAATGTCTTCTTGTTTTTTAGATTGTGTTAATTGTTTCTTCATTCGCCATTGACGTAATGATATGTTAGCGGCGATTAAGAGAAGTACAGCGAGTGGGTCAAATACAAATATGAGTATCAATATAACAAACCTTACTGCCTTATCAAAATTGTCTTGTGCGTTCTCACCATAGATTAATTCTGCCACATATTTGATTGGTCCTACTTCTGCTTCTATCTTATCTTGTTCTAGTGATAGAGATGCCTTTTGATTTGTTAGTTCAGCAATCTTATCACTTGCCTCATTGATTGCTGTATTTAATGTGTTTCTTTCTACTTCTTGTTTCTTACGTTCTTTTAAGCCTCTAGTCACATATTCTTTATCAATATAAACTTCTAAAGCTTTGTCTAGTAAAGAGATTTGTTTTTCTGCTCGTTCTATAATTAAATTTTGTTGATTGATTTGTTTATCTAATAATTCTATTTTGATATTATTACCTGATGTAGGTTTGACTTGATCTAGGTGTGCCTTTGATAAGAAACCAAAAATACCTAATGATGTTATGAATATTAATACAATGATTGCGCCAAATAAATAACCTTTAAGTAAGCGTGGTACATCACTATTCCAATTATTATATAACCAACTGGCGGCAACTAGTTTACCAACTTCTAATGCTGAACCCATAGCAATAATAGGTATCACAGCGCCAGCAAACAATGTCGCTAGACCTATGATAGAATACCCAGCCGCTATAACAGATATAGATATGGCCGATAGAAATGTTAGTATAGTTAAAAACATTATTGTATGTTATACTCTTTTCTAATCTTCTTTATTATACTTTTGATTTTAGGAAAATAATTTTTATCTGAAGCGTAAGCGCCAAGTGTTTCAACTAATATCATAGGGTCGTCAATTCCATCTTTTCTCAACTTCCTATAATCACTAAAACTCTTACCATTATTTAGTATTTTTATATAGTGTTCTACACTATAACATTCGTGCTCATAAACTTTTACACCCCACTTCTTTGGATTATTAGAGGGTAACATATGTGGTTCTTTTAAATCATATGTTCTTATACCAAATAAATTTTTACCAACTTTAGCAAATCTACTATCACCCCAACCAGACTCTAAACTAGCCTGAGCAAGTAATAGTTCTATATTTACTTTTTCTAATTGTTTATTTTTCCAATAAACATATTCAACACATTTTAAAACATTATCTAAAAACTGTTGATTGTTTGTGTTTTCAAAGTTAGGTTTATGTGGCATACTTGCTTCTGCTCTTACCTTTACATCATCAACATAATGTAAAAATGTAAGTGTACCAAATAGTACAACAAATACTGCCATCAATGTTCTAATTACATTCTTCACTTAACCCTCGCTACATATTCGTATGCTTGTAAAGTCTTTTCGTTGTAATCTTCATAAGTTTCAGGTAACTTTTTTTGAAAGAAGTCCAGTTTATCTGAATATTGTCTGGCGTTATCAAATATCTTTTGTGCTTGTTTTTCTGTGTAATTATTGTAAATGTCGTTTACCCAATTACCTGTGTAGTAAACTCTACTTACACCTGATCTGTTACTTGGTTTAGATAATTCTCTCAACTGTAACAATGCTTCTCCTACGTGTTGTTTAACGT